GGTGGAGATTTACTAGAAAGTAATGGAGATGGAACTGCTAAAGTACAGAGTGACGATATTATTAGAAGTAAAACAATTGGAAAAGTAACAATGGGTAACTCAACTGAAGAAGTTAAAATGGTTAGTTGTGTGCTTTATTGTGGATAATAATTAACAAACAAGGAGTCAATAATGGCAAAAAAAGAAAAGAAGCCAGTCCTGAATCTTGATGACAAAGAATACGTTATTGAAGATATGACTGATGAGCAAAAGATGATGGTGAATCATATAAACGATATTCAAAACAAGCAGAATAGTAATCAGTTTATAGCTGACCAGTTATCTGTAGGTAAGGAAGCGTTCATTAATATGCTTAGGCAATCACTTAACGATGAAGTCGTAGAGGCTGAAGTAGAGTAATGATTGTAAGGAGATGCGCCCAAGGTCACGATGTTGTAATTCACAAGAACACTAAGCCTAATATGGTTAAGAAAGTTCAAATGGCGGATGAATCTGTAGTATCTATTACCTATCCTAATTCTAAAGATTATTTTGTTTTAGTTGATGGGGTAATAGAAAAAAGGACTGACTCATTTCAAACTGCTGAAGAGTTTTATTTGGATGAGTGCGAGAAAAAACACAATCAGACTAATGGGCGTATTGACTTAGTACAACATAAACTAATAAATAATAAGGTGGTAAATAGATGAACAACCCACTATCTAAGCTAGTATCTTGGCAATTAAAAACAGGACAACTTGATGGGTGGACTGCATACCATATTGGTGCTGGTGCATTTTTTTGTAAGATATTTCAATGGATGAACTGGAGTGATTTTTGGTGTGTCATGGGAGTTTTTATTATAGGAGTTTTGTGGGAAGTATTTGAGGTGTTTGTTGAGGGTACTGCTCGGACTTATGGGACTAATAAACGATGGGCATATAATACCGCATCTGACTTATTTGTAGAAACATCTATGGCATTATGGATGGTAATATGAAAAGAAGATTTAAACTAAAAACAAAGGAAAAAGAAAGTGTTAATACGAGTTATGGGATTAGGGTTAAGTATATTTATGTTAAGTAGTTGTTCAAATGGGTGGTCGGTAGGAAATATGAATCCAACACCTGAAGATTCTATGTATACTTTTGTTGAGGTGGTTAGTGAAGATTCTATAAGTCATTTTTATAATGACCATATTAGGTTCAATAGGGATATGTGGTGCTTTAGTTGCTCAAGGTGGGAAATAGTAAGGAAAAGATGAGTGAAGAAGTCAAAACTGCTAGAAGTTATAGAGGTGGTATTGTGGATGACAATGCTATTGTCAGTATTAACCTTAAGTGGTTTGGTCAGATTCTTATTCTTGTTGGCACTCTCGTCTATGGTTACTATAGGATTGAGACTAGACTGGGAACACTTGAAACAAACTTTGCTAATGCAGATGAACGCATTGGGGATTTACTTAATAAACACATCGTGGAAGAGAGGACTGAAAGAGAGGTCTTGGCAGAAAAAGTAGCGTGGTATGAAAAAAATATTAACCCATTAAGTTGGGGTAAAAAGCGGAGAAAATAGATGGGTAGTGAAGTATTATTAGAGAGTTACATGACACTAGGAGCGTCAGGATTTTGTGTAGTTTTTTTAGGGTATATGTTAATTAATTTAGTAAAAAGTCAGAAAGCACAAGATGGAGAATTAGAAACTATTAGAGAGAATATTAGTAAGATGAGTGAGGTTATTTCTAACTCACAATCTATTATTCTAAAGTTAGTGGATAAAACTCAAAGAATTAATGAACAACAATCTGATGAAAGAAATAGAAGACATGAGAGTGTAATGCAGTCACATCAAAGTTTATTAAAAGAGTTTGATGATGTTAGTGATAAAATTTCATATATATCAGGAAGAATAAATGGGAATAGCAGACCTTAATGGATAATCAAGATTATAGAACAACTTATGCAAGGCATGATGAAAAATTAAAAAACATCTATTCTACTTTAAATAGAATGGAAAAGCAGTTAAAAGATTTAAATGGTTCTGTTGGTAGACATGAAATAAACATAGCTAAGATGCAAGTTTGGGGAGGTGTTGCATTAGTAACATTTCCAATAATAGTAAATACAATAATGAGGATAATGTAATGTTAAAAAAAATGATAGCAAATGAATTGTTAGGTAATGAAACAAAAGATGAATTAATTGCAGAATTAAATAAATCTATAGATATACCTATAATTAGTGAAAAAACTGAAAAAGCAATATTAGAAGCACTTTGGAAAATAATAAAAAAAGTCTTACTCACTAAATTAGGAGTCTAAATATTAAAGACCCTAGACTAAAAAGATTTGGCTTAAAGGGATATAACAAACCTAAAAAAACGCCTAGACATAAGACTAAAAGCCATGTTGTTTTGGCTAAATTTAAACAGTCAGGTAAAATGAAGACTAAATTAATTAGATTTGGTCAACAGAAGGTAAGGACTAATCAGACAGTAGGTCAAAGAAGAGCGTTTAAATCTCGCCATGCTAAGTCAATTGCAAAGGGTAAGAGTAGTGCGGCTTATTGGTCAAATCGTGTTAAATGGAGTCCTAGTAAGACTAAGTCTAAGTCTATGAAATGGAAAAAAGGTAGTTAATGGCTACATCAGTCAAAACTAAACCTAAATTATGGAAAAGAATTGTCTCTTCTGTTAAGTCTAGTAATAAGGGAGGAAGAAAAGGTCAATGGTCTGCAAGGAAAAGTCAATTAGCAGTTCAGAGATATAAGAAGGCTGGTGGTGGGTATAGAGGTAAAAAGTCTAGTAAAAACTCTTTATCTAAATGGTCAAAACAGAAATGGGGTTATATTACAAAAAGTGATGTAAAAAAACCAAGAGCCAAAAGAGGTAGATATTTACCTGAGTCAGTTAGGAAGAAGTTAACACCTAGTCAGAAAGCTTATGAAAATAGAAAGAAAAGAAAAGCTACTGCAAAAGGAAAACAAAAAGCTAAATATTCAAGGAAAACGGCTAGAAAAGTCAGGAGGTCTAGATGATATACACATTACAAATGTATGTATTAATTAAAGAAACATTAGAATCTTTAGGGGAAAAATACTATTCGCATGATGCTATGATGCTTATTTATAATACTGGTCTAGTTGAGTCTAGATATAAATATTTAATGCAGAAAGGAGGAACTAATGTTGCTAGGGGGTTTTTTCAATGTGAACCTTGGGTTGCAGTTTCTGTTTGTAAGGACTATCTGCAATATAGAGAATCTTTAATGAAAAAAGTTGCAGAAGTCTGTTATCTAGATTTAAAATATTTTATTAAACCTAATAAAGATGATTGGAAAAACATTCTCACAACAAACATTACTGCTCAAATAGTATTTTGTAGATTGCATTATTGGAGAGTCCCTAAAAAACTTCCTAAAACAATAGATGAACAGGCTTTATATTGGAAAAAATATTATAATACTGAGAAAGGGGCTGGAACTATTAAACATTTCAAGGATATTATAAATGATTAAAAGAGATGATATTACAAAACTTTTTAAAACTAAAGACAATGTCTTAATAGGTTGCCCCCAATGTTTATCACCAAGGTTAGTCAGGGCTGGTGTTCAACATTTAAAAAATAAAAAAGCAAAACAGAGATATAAATGTAATGAGTGTTCTTCTGTTTTTACAAATGCACTAGAATTAAAAGAAGAAAGTTCTTTTGAAGTTTCTGACCTAAGACCTGAACCTGAAATGAATGTTGATGATATTATTAAGTACAGAGTTAAAAAGTTTAAAATTAAAAATAATGTTCAAGAATATTATAATTTAACTCATGTTAATATAAAAATAGATGGTGTAATAGGAATCTGTCATTTTGGTGACCCTCATGTTGATGATGATGGAACAGACTTAGGTGAATTGTTTGGAATATGTGATGTTATTAAGAATACAGAAGGAATGTTTGCTGGAAATCTTGGAGACATTCAAAACAACTGGGTAGGTAGACTAGCGGCTTTATATAGTCAACAAAGTACAACTGCTAAAGAATCATGGAAGTTAACAGAATACTTTTTAAATAAACTTCCTTGGCTTTATTTAGTAGGTGGAAATCATGATGTATGGTCAGGAGATGGTGACCCTATAGAGTTTATAATGAGAGGTAACACTAGAACCACTTATGCAAATCATGGAGTAAGACTTAATTTAAACTTTCCTAATAAATCATCTGTAAGAGTTAATGCTAGACACACTTTTAAAGGAAACTCCATGTGGAACTCTGCTCATGGTGTCAGTAAAGCTATTCAGATGGGATGGAGAGACCACATAGTAACCGCTGGACATACTCATGTTTCTGGCTATCAAGTTTTAAAAGACCCAGCTTCAGGGTTAATTTCTCATGCCTTACAAGTTGCATCTTTTAAAAGAATGGATGAATATGCAAACAGATTAGGACTAGATGATAAGAATATTTTTAATTGTCCAGTTACGATAATAGACCCTAAATATTCTGATGATGATAACAGAAAAATAACTACAATCTTTAACCCTTATGAAGCGGCAGAGTATCTAAAATGGAAAAGGTCACAGAAATAACCACAAAAGATAAGACTTTAAACGCCTTTGATGTTATTATGAGGTGTAAAGAGTTTGCAAGACAGATTGACATATCAAATATTATTTTAGACTCTACTTGTATTGATGAAAAAGAAATGCTTATAAATTTAATAGAATCATTAAGAGGTTTAGAATTAGAAATTATAGAAGTACAACCAAACTTTACTATTGAGGCTGAAGCATGAGTACATATCAAGAAAGTTACTGCAATATTACAACAGACTTATTATTTATTGAACCAAATTTATCCGAATATGACCATAAAAGAGTTCTACCTAGTAGTTGGGTGACTTCAGGAACTTCTCATCTATTTTACCTATATAATGTTGGTGATTGTAGTGGTCAAGTTTATAGAGATGGAAAAGAATTAACTTCTGTAACTGATGCACCTAATTCAAATGATGAATATAGGTACACGGCTAGTACAGACTTACTAGAATATTATTATCAGGGTGGAAGTGTAAACACTTTAAATAGTAGTGTGTTTGAGTCTTCTAGAGATTGGGTAGAATTAAAAACTGAATCAGTAAAAAGAGCAAGTGACTTTATAAGGTCAATCTTACCTTTTCCTATATACAAAAACAAAGGTGTAGGAACTCAGGATGCAGTTGGTAATGATTACCCTGAGATTATTGTTAGAAGTACGGCTATAATGGCGGTTGAATCACTTGTGAGACCTTACGATGTAGAAAAAGCAGACATAATAAAATCACAGGCTATGAATGATGAGGAAACTGGTTTTATTGATATGCTTAGAAAAGGTGAGATGTCACTTTATTCAAGTGAAAGTGAGTCAAAACATAAAGGTATACTTAGAACAGTCTCAGTAAATGAAAACACAACTGGTTCAATAGTGGATGTTAGAGGAAGGTCAACCTATCCTTGGGATATTATAAAAATAAAAATTAGTAATGGTGGAACTATAACTGCTGGAACTTCTAACACCACAGTCAAGTTTGATTCCTTAATAGGGAATGAGAATGGATTAAAATTAGAACCTATGGCAACTGATGAAATTATAGACTGTTATTGGCAGTTAATTGGTCATGATATGTATGTAAGGTTCTCGCCAGGCTTATACACAACTAATGATGAGTGGGAACTTGAGGTGAGTGGTGAACTAGACCAATCTTTCACACCTATTAAAAGTATAAGAACTTCGAGGTATTAATGCCAACAGATTACACAAATATAATTTACGATGAGATTATGGAGAATCTTGCTAATCTAGTAAATGGAGAATTTTCTATACCAGTTTATTATGATGAGCATAAAGGCAACCAATCCTTTTTATTTACACCTGAATCAGATTCTTTAGTAGTTAAGATGTCTACTGGCTCTCATAGAGAATATGATGTGCTAATTAGTTATCAATTAAAGTCAGGTGGTCAATACACTAAAAATAATTTAAACCAAGTAAGTCAAATCATGGAAAGGTTGAAGAGATTAATTCATAATAATTCATCTTATTCTAATGGTGCAGAATGGTTTGATGCTAATTTAACTAGTATAGAATATGAAAGAGATGAAGATGATTCTTCACTATTAAGAGGAATTGCAACTTTTAACTGTCAGAATATTGAGGTGATATAATGAAAATTAAATCAAGAATTAATAAAATTCACAGAATAAACCCAAATGGTGTAATGTGTGATAAGGGTTCACTTGATAAACTCAGGTTAGGTGAGTCTGTAGATGTAACTGAGGAAGTGGCTAAAGAACTTCTAAATATGGGAGTTGTTGAGAAAGTCGTAAATAAGAAAAGTAAAAAAGGAGTAAACAATGGCTGATACAAGAGTCCTCCCTGTAAGTAATGTAAAATATGGCTTAAAAGCAGAAACATCTTTTGGGGTTGGTTTAGATAGTAGTGGAGCAGATAGTACAAACTACTTAACGCAAGGAGTAGTGCAAGTTCAAAAACCTACTTTTAACATAATGAGAGAGTCTAGGTTATTAAGTGGTAGAGGTTCAGTTAAGAACGCCGCTGATACTGTTACAAATACAAGAGGTGGAACTGTTACAATGCCTTTTGAAATGTTGGCAACACCTAGAAATTTAGCACAACACGCTTTATTGGTTGGTCAGGAAAATGGTCAAAGTGGTTCAATAGTTCATGAAATGGAAGTAGATGGTTCAAGTAATTCAACCTCTATAGGAGGTACTATATCAGGTGGTTTACCTCATAGCGTTAATCTTGCTTATTATCCTAATGCTGGTGAAGGGATTAAAGTTTGTGGTGTAATATGCTCAGATTTAACTATTTCAGGTGATGTAGCGGCAAATAATGGAATGGTTTCCATGAGTGGGAATTATTTCTCAGGATTCTCAAATCCTAATTCTGTAGCAACATCAACAGTCCTAGAACAGACTTTTGATGGAACTTGGGTTGCTCCTGAATCTACTTATTTTAATGTTTTAGACTTTGATACTAGAACCCTAGATGTAGAAGGAAACGCTAATCAAGTTTTTATCATGAAAGCATTTACTTTTAATATTGCTAATGGTGTCAATAGAGTTGGTTTTGACACAAATGGAAACGCTGAACTATATGCTCTTCCTGAGTATGTCGTAACTGGGAGTCTTACAATTAAATATGATGATTTATTTGATTATAGTGCTGGTACAAATGTCATTCAAGATTTTCTTGATGGTGATACATTAACATTAAATCTTATTTGTGGAGATGGTAATGACGCAGAAGGTGAGATGGAAATAACTGCTGAAATTCAGTATACTGGTGACCCATCTCAAGATTTAAGTGAAAGTGGAGTATTTCATACACTTGAGTTTGAATGTGTTCAAAATAGTACAACAGAGGCTTTTAAATTAGAGGTCTTTAAGAATGAAGCCGTAACAAGCTGGTAAATAATAAGGGGAGGTCAGTATGATAATAACAACAAAGCATGGTGAGTTTGAATGTCAAAAAATGACAAGAAAACAAAGACGAGAACTGTATAAAAAAGTAAAAAAAGTTTTTGCTAGTGGAGACTTAGAACAACTTCATGACTTAGGTGATGAGTTTGCTCTATTTGCCTTTGGAGATGAGAAGAACTCTGAAGAACAATTAGGTAATTTGACTGCAATAGAAGAAGATGAGGTCTTAACTTCTATTATAAGTAGTTACATGGGTCTTGACTTGGGAAACCTTACTGGCGATTGAGGATGACTGTTTGGTTTTCTAATTATGGATTACCAAAAGTTAACTATGACCTCCCCTATAACGCTCGGTCGCCAGTATCTTTGAAGAAAGTTTCTTTTAAGACTGAAAAAGATATATTTAATGAGGTGGAAACTATATTGCATGAGAGTAAGAATAGAGATTATAAAGTAGGAGAAAGTCTATATTATCAATTACCTTTCTTTTGTGACCCTAGTAAAATTATTCCTGACTGGTGTTGGGATATGATTTCTGATTACTTTTCTGTAAAAAAATATAATATACCTATATCAAAAGACTTAGATAGTGCAGATTCATGGATGATGGATTGTTTTGCAATAATTGAAAATGAAATAGATAATATTTCAAAGCACGAAAGAGGAAAGAATGGCAGTTAAAGACTTATTTATAAGAATGGGTGTCCTTGGTTCTAAGGATGCTGAGAAAAAAATAAAAGGTGTCAATGGTTCACTAAGTAATTTAGGGAGTTCTGCATTAAAGGTTGGAGGTGCATTTTTTGCCGCTCAAGGTATTATTTCAGGTTTTAGTTCTGTCATAAGACTAGCTGGACAACAAGAAAAAGCAGAAGCCCAATTAAATGCAGTTTTAAAATCTACGGCTGGGGTAGCTGGATTGACTGCAAATGAATTAAAAAATATGGCTAATAGTCTTCAGCAAGTTACCACTTTTGGAGATGAAGCTATTTTAGAGGCTCAGAGTCTATTACTTACATTTACTAAAGTAGGTGAAGATGTATTTCCTCAAGCAACTGAGACAATACTTAATATGTCTACTGCTATGGGAACAGACTTACAAAGTTCTACTGTTCAATTAGGTAAAGCATTAAATGACCCTATTGCTGGAATTGGTGCATTATCTAGGGTAGGTGTTCAATTAACAGAAACTCAAAAAGAACAGATTAAAAAATTTACTGAAATGGGTGATGTTGCATCTGCTCAAAAAGTTATTTTAGGAGAATTAGAAACTCAATTTGGTGGACTTGCTAGAGCATCAGCAGAAACTATGGCTGGAGGACTGGAACAAATGACTAATGCAGTTGGTGATGCTGGTGAAGCATTAGGAACATTATTAGCACCAGTTGTTGTAACAACTGCAAAGGGAATTAAGTTTTTAGCTGAAGGAGTATCAAGTTTAGTTGAAAGATTTAAAAATTTTGGTGAAGAAGTTCAAGGAGCAATATTAACACCTACTGAAATAGCAAATCAACAATTTGAAAAGTTAGCTAATACTATAGGAACTAAAACACCTCAACAATTAGAAAAAATGGGATTAGCTATTCAATCTCAAAGAGATGCTATGATTGGTTCTAATCAAACTATAGTAGGTAGTAAAGAATTATATGATGGTTTACAGAAACAACTTGAATTAATTGCTACTACTTTAGAATCTCAAACAGAAGCACAAGAAAATTTAAATATTGCTCAAGAATCTAATTTAGAAATAAAAAAAATAGAATCTGAAATTTTACCTAACATTAATGAAAGCTATGAGGCTTTTGTTGCTTCTAAAACTCAACAATTATCACAACAAGAACAAGAGTCTAATAATTTAAGTAGATTAATAGTTCAATATCCTGAATTATCTAAAAAATTAGGTTTAGTGAAAGTAAAAACAACTGAATCAACTTCTGCATTTAAAGACTTTAAGAAAAATATAGATGTAGCAACTGCATCAAGTGTTCAAGCTGGTGCGGCTATTACAAGTACATCTGATGCTTTATTTGCCTCAGGAGAAGCGGCTAAACAAGTTGCAACTCAGGTTGTAAGTTCTGAAATAATGAAAGCAGTTGCACAATATATTAGAAAGTTTTTAGAGACTACTCCTTTACCTCCTATTATCTCAGCACCTTTAGCCTTAGCTGGTGGAGCGGCTTTTGGTTCATTAATGGGAAGTGCAATTCAGAGAGTTGGGTTTGCTGATGGTGGTGTAGTGCCTGGCACAGACAGAGGTCAAGGGGATACAGTTCCAGCTATGTTAACGCCTGGCGAAGTCATTTTAAATCAAGCACAACAAGAAAATTTAACCTCAAACATGGGAACAACAGTTAATATTCAAGGAAATGTATTAGGGACAGAAGAATTTGTAAGAGATACACTTATACCTGAAATACAGAGAGGAATAAACCTAGCATGAGTTTGACACTTCCTGAATCATTTAAAAGACCTAATATTGTAGAAAATTGGGTTATTCTTTTAGGTTACAATAAAGGTATATCATCATCGGGAGTTAACACGGCTGAAGTAATAAACACTACTGAAACAGATATAGATGTAGTTGATGGAAGTAAATTTAGTGAAGGAGATTTTATTTTTATAGGTACAGAAAGAATGAAAGTCTCTTCAGTAAGTTCTAACACATTAACAGTTGTAAGAGGAATTAACAAGACTCCTAGTTCTGATATAAACTCAGGTACATCAATTTTTCATGACAATTTTAAATGTATTTCTTTTTCAGATGCTCAATTTGAGGGAAATTATTCTAATGGAGTAATTACATCAGAGCCAAGTGTAAGAGAGTCAATAAATTTAGAGAAATCAACTTCTAAAACATCTAATGTTTCTTTATCTGTAGTAAACTTTGATTATCAAGGAAGTCCATTTAGTAAAGAATTATTTAATGGGACAAGGTCTTATATTAACAGAGAGTGTTTTATTTATATAGTTCCTAAAGATATAGATTTAAGAGTTAATAGTTTATTAGTGTATTCAGGTAAATTGTCAGATATTAGTCATGACCATCACTCTATAAAGATGTCTATTGTCTCTAAAAGACCTGAGGAAGACATTGAAATTCCTCAGACTAAGACAAGTAAGGATAATTATTTTCCTATTGCTTATGGGGATTATACACCTAATTCAAATGGAGTTACTTTTGGGTCAGGCTCAGACATAGATGACTATAGGAAAAGAAAAACACTTTACCCTATTCCAGTAGAAGAGAGAAGAAGAAATACTATTTTTTCTTTAACAGGAACAAGAAGTACAAGTGCAAATGCTTTTCCTCATTACTATGAAAAATCAACAGACACATTTAGTCCACTATCTACTGATAAAGATAATTATTCAACTGTAGATGTAGAAAATGAAACTTATGGTGATGGATATGCAGTTAGATTTGACCAAAGTTTATTAAAAAGAGGTCTCTATAAAGTTGTTGAATTTGTTAGTAAAACCGCTGGAAACAATCTTACATGGGATAATAATACTGGAAATGCTTTTGATGGTGACTATATCAACACAAACACTTATGTAGGATGTACTGTTGATGATACTTTTGTTCCAAATGACTCTGCTAGTATTGAATATTCACTACCTCAATTAACTGGTTATCCTAGCTTAATACTTACCAACTTAGTTATTACTGGTAGTTTTACTATTTCAGGTGCTTCAGGTTCAGGTGATATTAAATTACAATTAATAGATGAAAGTTTTGGTGCTTCTGATGTCAAAGGTTACTGGGATTTAAGTTCTGATGGAACAACAACAACATTTCATAAAACTGCTGGAGGTTCTCTTGATACTTCTAGTGTTTCTTATTTAAGCGATGCTTTTGACAACTCAAATGAATATTTGTCTTCAGGAAATGGTTGGGGTGAATCAGTAAAATTAACTGTCAAGATTGTAAGAAGTAGTTCTATTGAATGTTCAGTAAGCGGATTTGTAAGAATACATGATATTGCAATAGAAACCGCAACTCAGTTAGATTTTGCAGAAACAACTAAAGCTGGTAAAACAGTAGCATATCAAACCTTAGATGACATTGAGTATGTTTATAGTGGTGCAAATGGTCTTACTGACAATGGTTGGGCTGGTAGTAGTGCAATAACTGAAATTCATGAAGCACATAGAGACTTATTACAAAGATTTACAAATTTTACTAATAGTAATAATTCAGATTATTCATCAGGGTTACACCCTAAAAACTGGAGAACAGGAACAGATATTAATGGTGTCAAGGATTGGGATATAAGATATTGGATTAATGAACCAACTTCATTAAGTAAAGTCCTTGAAGAGTTGCAGTTTAATGGAGGATTTATTGGAAGATATGATGGACAAGGTAACTATCAATATATTTTTATTCCTGACTCAATAACAACAAATTTTACTTTGACTAAAGAGGATATTTCTAACATTAATATTTCATTAACACCATTTAAAAACATAGTGACAAGCATGGACATTGAGTATGAAAAACACCCAGCCACAACTGGATATGTTTCAGAAGTAAACGCAAGTAATTCAACCTCAATTACTGCTTATAATATTGGTAGTAAAGAAAATAAAAAGAAAGTCAGGTTGAACGCTTTGTCATCTGCTCCAGCTAGTTCTCCCTCAAGTAACCCTAATGATGATTTTTACACCTACTATGATAATATATTAGGTTCAGCTAAACATTTAATAGACTTTACAATAGTAAATCCTTATTATTTTGGAATTGATGTAGGTGACTTTTTAGCTTTTGATAATATAGGTGTTGACCCTTTTGGTGGAAGTTGGTCTAGTAGAGATTTTATAGTGGTTTCAGTTACTCGCAAAAGAGGACAGTTAAAAATTAAAGTAAGGGAATGTTAAATGAGTTATAATAGAATAGGTCAACCTAGAATATATACAGACACAATAAGCAACAATTTACTGACAGAATGGAGACAACCTAGTGATATTGTAATATTACAGGACGATGGTTCTACTTCAGTTTCTTTTGATAGTGGAACTAAAGCAGATTTATTTGACTTAAAACCAGCTAACTACGTTCAAATAGCTAAAGAAAATCAACAATTTTACATTCAATTTGATACTGGACATACAATTACAAGTGGTTCAGAATCTAATTTCTTAGCTATTCTAAATCATAATTTTGCTTCTGCTGATTGTGTATTTAAAATTGAAATAGACTCAAGTTCTAGTATGTCCTCACCAACTGTTATTAGTGCATCTGCAAACCATACAAGTATAATAAATGGGGCTCAAGATTCTAGTGCAAATTGGATAGACCCAACATCTAATGGGTGGACTCTAATAACTTGGGATACAATAGATTCAGATAACAGATATATTAGAATTACTTTTGCTGACGACAGTAGCACAACCGCTAATTTTAATGCAGATTTAATTATTGGTTCTATTATGTTTGGTGAATATTTTGATATTCCTCATTCTCCTGATTTAAGTTTATCAACCACTATTGATTATGATGGTGTAAAAACTAAAAAATCTTTAGGAGGTAACACCTACTCAACTTCTACAAACTTAGGTCAACCAGTTTGGAAAAAAACAAATCCTTTCACTTTATCTACAACTGCATATGATAATGAAGAATGGACTTTTGCAAAAAGAAATGGAAGAAAATCACACTCTATGAATTTTAGTTACTTAACTGATACTGATGTTTATGCTTCAAATGATTCAGGATTTAGTTTTACTGAATTTTATGACACATTAAACTTTCATAATTCTTTTTATAATAAAATAATTGGTCAACATTTACCATTTTTATTCTGTATTAATGGCACATCTACAACTACAGGAGATTATGGAATGTATAGATTAAAAGATAAAAAGTTTACTGCAAACCAATCTGCCAATAATATTTGGGATGTAAAATTAAATATAGAGGAATCTTGGTAATTATTAACTAATTTATACCCTAATGCTAGGGTTGTAGAGGGTGGTCTCCTATCATCCTTATTCGCAAATATAAACTACCAGCCCTAGCATCTTTCTAACCCTTAAATAACCCTATAAAATAATCTTAGAAAGTGTTTGTATGTTTGCTTACGATTTATTAGAATTGTATGCGAATTAAATAAACAATAAGGGGTTTTTAATGAAAAAACTATATGATGGTCAATTTAGTAAAACGCTAAACGAAACTCAAGAGGGTGATTTTGTGAATCTTGGGCTTTCAAGGTTTCCTATTGGTGTTTGTACATATAGAACAAATGACTGGGTGCAATTTAACAATGTTAAAAAGAATGGTATCACAGGCACATATACTCATTGTTTCGTAAAAGGTTCATATGGGTGGGAAGATGTTCATAAATATATTGAATGGAAAAGGAGGTAAGTAATGGGTAAAGAGCAAAGAGAGTTACTTATTGAGCTTGTTAGGGTAGAAAGGAGAAGGCTTGGCTTTCTTCGTAAGAATTTTTATTCTCATACTAAAGATGGAAAATCAATAAGATTAGAAATTTTATTATGTAATGAAACTTTAAAATCTTTAGAAGGAGGTAAGTAATGTCTTTTATAGGTAATGTTAGTGAGTGGAATCAATTTTCACAAGATGTTAAAAGTTCTAATAATCAAAACCTTGAGGATGCACAAAGTAACGTAAAGGATTATTGTTATAAGTGTGAGAAGGAAACACTTGGGTGGGAAGATACTTGGGTTTGTCCAGTAGATGGAAGGCAGTATGAGTTTTATTGTTATAAGTGTTGTGAAGATGAAGGAGGTAAGTAATGAAAGATTATTATGATGTATATGTTGGTCATAATTCTAACATAAAAACCTATACAATATGGCAACCTCTCGATAATAATCCTGATGGTGCTATGATAGAAATAAAAGACAGAAGAGATGGTCAATGGCGTTCTGATTTGTTTTTTGAAAATAACAAATGGCATAATTATCTAATTGAAATAACAGAGGATGGTGTCGAGGGAATAACACAATCTTATCATACTCAAAATCAAAATCATGCTTTAAAGGTCTATCAAGATATTGTTAATAAAGGTGACTATAAATGGGGTAAGAAATATTTAGATAAATTGGTTATAAAAGCTAAAAAGAAACATGAAAGTTTAATGCGTGAGCGTTGGTTGAATCTAACTGGAAAAGGAGGTAAGTAATGACTAAGCCCCCTTATGATTTTAAGTTTCATGCTGAGATAAGATATGAAACAGAAGACTGTTTTAATTTTACAAATGCAAATGGTAACACCATAGGTCAAATAAAAGAAGATATTCTAAGAGTTTGTACAAAGTATGAAAAAAGAAGTCCGAAGATAGTAACCATTTTAGGTAAATCAGAATATAATGATAGCTATAATGAATATATTTATTTGTTTGCTAATACTACTTTCTTTACAGAAAATGAGAGTGTCAAGAACGCTTTAAAACATATAACCAAAGAGGATAAAAATGCCAGTACCATTTAATCAAAAATTGTCTCAACATACTGAAAAACAATACCTAGAATTAGAGACTAATTATTTAAACCTTTATAATTTTGTTCAGAGTCTTTTGACTATAACAGAAAATAAAGATATTGATTCTGATTCTCAAAGATTAAGTCATTTTAATGCTTTAACTATTAGAGTGACCGAAGGTGTTAACAGATTTGAAAAATTCACACAAGCCCTACAGAGTAATTTATTCGCAAGGAACTCCGCATCTTCCGACTCTGTAGGCAAACCTTATGAGGTTAGAATACTGACCACAAAAGAAGAAAAGAAACTGATTATAGAAGCTTTAGAACATATGTCAAATAGTTATCCTGACCTTAAAGTTTCTGATGAGTTTCAAAACCTAGCGAATCAAATAAAATAGGAGAAGTACATGAGTCAAAGTAAACAAATAAAACACTATTTAGAGGGAGGTAATAAGATAACACCTCTAGAGGCTTTGGATAAGTTTGGATGTTTTAGACTAGCCGCTATAGTGCATAAATTAAAAGAGCAAGGTCTAAAGATTAAAACAACAATGATGAAGGAAGGTCAAAAGACATTTGCTGAATATTCAATAGATAAATCAGATGACATGAACTTATTTGGAGGTGGTCAATGATAGTATTAAATATAGCTGAATGGATTGCAAACTTGTTAATTTTAGGTTTAGCTGGTTTTATATGGTTTGTTGTCGTATTTGGATTTATGATGTTGATTTCAGTAGCAGTAAGAGGGATTAAGGAGGTCACTAATGGTGAATAAGTATCAAAAGAAAATAGAATCATTCTTCAGTTTTATGGAAGCTATGTTTTTTATTTTAGTAGCTTTGTCAATGTTAAATTTGTTTTTTCAATTAATAATAAGATAAGGAGTAATAATGTTTCTTCAATTAAAAAAGAACACTCATATAGATAAAACTTTGAGTGTGCAACTTAGACAAGACCCTATACAAGTACAGGGTAAGATGAACAATTTTCAAAAACTAGATTATGAATTACCAGTTACTAATATTGGTGATAATTATTCAGCAGAAAAATGGAATGAAAAAGAGGCTATAACATTTAAAAAAGCAGACAATTTTAATCTTAAATGCAGTTCAGCTTTATTTAATAAACTAGTAGACTATTCAAAAGCTGAATTAGTAGACATTACAATGGTTGCAACTGATAAAGGAGTTACTTACAGAGTTGCACCTAGCATTAGTAAATGGGATAAACCAGTCTATGATGAAGGTGTAACTTCTAAACCTTATGGATATGATTCTGTAAAAAACAGAGATGATGACAGGTCTTTAGAAATAAAATGGGGTATGGCTTTTAACAATGCAACTAGACTACTTACTCATTCAAAAATGCCATATCATGAAAAAGTTGAAGCGATAGAAAAAATAATGCCTAAGATGTTCGAGATTGCGTGTTCAATGAAACCTTTAGTAGATAAAAATGTCCCTAGTGAAGTAAAAAAAGTACAGGAGAATGATGATGACTTACCATTCTAAAATAAGCCAATCAAATGCAAATGTTTTAAGACAAAGCATGAAGAAAAAAACAACTTTAAATGCTTGGATTAAATATTATCAAGATTTATTGCTTTCAGGTAAGGTTAGTCCTGATGGGTATGCTTATAAAAGAATGTTAGAACTGCAAGATAGAAGAATAAGAGTTTTATGACAAAATCTGAAAAGACTAAGTTAAATAAACTTGTCAGAGAACTTTGTTTACTAAGAGATAAGTGTTGTTTGAGGTGTGGTAAATCTACCACACTTCAAGCATCTCACATTTATCCTAAAGGTAAATTTCCTAAAATGCAGTTTAATCCTGACAATGTTAAGATATTGTGTGTAGGTTGTCATCTTTATTGGTGGCACAGACACCCTATAGAAGCGAAAGAATGGGCAGAAAAGACATTAGGTAGGGTAAGGTTAAGTAGATTAAAAAAGCAGTCAAATACGATAAATAAAACACTTTGGGACTTTAAAGAAATACAAATCGAATTAAAAAAACAAATAGGAGAAATAACAAATGGCTAAGAGATTTATAGATACTAAAATATGGGACAAAGCTTGGTTTAGGAAGTTATCAACTAAATACAAATTATTTTGGGTGTATTTATTAGGTAAATGCGACCATGCTGGTATTTGGGATGCTGATTGGGAATTATCTGAGTTTATTATTGGTGAACAAGTAATATATGATGAATTACCTGAAGTAATTAAAGATAAAATGAAATTTATAGAGGGTAAAGACCAGTATTTTATTCCTAGTTTTATTAAGTTTCAATATGGTGAATTAAAAGAACATTCTAAACCTCATTTAAGTGTAATTAAAAGATTAGATGAGAAAGGATTGTATAACCCTATAGAAAGAGTTAACCTAACCCTTAAAGATAAAGATAAAGATAAGGTTAAAGAAAAAGTAAAAACTAAAGAACTTAGAGAAGCTGAATTTAACAGAAATTCTTTTAAGGTCGCTAAAGACATGGAAGGTGTAAAAGAAAGTACAGTTGATGGGTTTATAGACTACTGGACTGAATCAAATATAAATGGTCTTAAAATGAAATTTGAGATGCAGAAAACCTTTGACATAAAAAGAAGACTTGTGAAATGGGTTTCTAATCAGAAAGAATGGACTATTGAAAAGAAAGAAAAAGTTAGTTTTGAATCTTCTTTCCAAAAAACACCAACTGGACTCTATAAAGCTTATTGTTCTAAATGTGGGAAAAGAGAAATGCCTAATGATAAATGGCAATTAAAAGAGGGTTCTAATTGTTGTAGGGTTGACTATACACCTAAACAAAACCATGCTTAGAGAGGATGAATTACATATCATTGACTACATATTAGAGAAAACTGATGTTAGGACAAATCAGAATCAATTTAATAAATCAAGACATGAACATAGGAAGTACAGACATGATGATTTGATTAAGTTTTGTACTTCTTGTGAGCATCTTTGGAGTAAGGTGGCTCATTGGGTAGATAAAAGTTTATTAAGAATTTATCCAAAAGACATAGTTCCAAAAATAGGCAAGGAAAAAAAGAAATGTCCAATGTGCGAAAAACTAGATAGGGGAAAACAATGAAAAACATTTTACAAGGTAATGTCTTAGATAGAATAAAAGACATTGAAGAGAAATCAGTTCAATGTGTTGTAACTAGTCCTCCTTATTGGGGATTAAGAGACTATGGAACTGCTGAATGGGAACAGGGAGATAAAGAGTGTGACCATGTAGAAAAAAAACCATTTGGAGGTTCTTCAACATTAAGAGACATGAGTTTAGAAACTACAAAAAAAGAAGTTGAGGGAAAATCTATTCAATATAAGTCTAAATGTAAAAAATGTGGTGCTATCAGAAAAGATTCTCAATTAGGATTAGAAGAAACACCTGAAGAGTTTATAGAAAACATGGTTAAGGTATTCAGAGGAGTAAAAAAAGCATTAAAAGATGATGGAACACTATGGCTAAATCTTGGTGATAGTTATTCACAAACTAAAAATAAACAATTATTAGGTATTCCTTGGAGGGTTGCACTTGCACTTCAGCAAGATGGATGGTATTTAAGACAAGACATAATCTGGCACAAACCTAATCCTATGCCTGAATCTGTAAAAGATAGATGCACAAAAGCACATGAATATATATTTTTACTAAGTAAGTCTTCTAGATACTATTATGACTCAGATGCAATAAGAGACAAACCTCATTATGGTGAAGAAGTAGGAGCAAATAAAAGGTCAGTATGGTCTATTAATGTAAAACCATATAAGGAGGCTCATTTTGCAACCTTTCCCGAGAAATTACCTGAATTATGTATAAAGGCTGGTAGTAAAAAAGGAGATATAGTTTTAGACCCTTTCTTTGGTTCAGGGACTACTGGTTGGGTTGCACAGAGACTTGGTAGAAAGTGGTTAGGTATAGAACTAAACCCTGAATTTATTAAAATAGCAGAAAAGAGATTTGTTCAAAGAGAACTATTTTAACTAACCCTTAGGTAACCCTTAGATAAGTGTTTGACATTATCAATTTATTGAGTATATTGTTTTGTGAATATTAATCAAATAAGGAGTTCTAAGATGGAAAATCAAAAAAATGAATTTAGTTATTATGTAAATAAAAAAAGTGGAACTATAAATAGTGCCTATAGACTTACATCATGTACTGGTGATGAAAAGATATGGTCTACTAGTTGTAATCTTCGATACGAAAGAGATTATTTTTATAATAAGAGAGATGGTGGAATTGCAAGATTTGAAAAAAACAACTTGTTTATTTGTACCTCAGAGGATTGTAGTGATGATTTTTATAAAAATGTAATAGTCAATCAAAAGTTAAAGAATGATTTCACATATGGTAAAAGAACTAAAAATAGAATTGGAATTAGCAAAGAGCATTTTTTTAATACTGTTTTAGGAGGCAAGTAATGAGTCAAGTATCAAATAATAATATGGTAACTAGAAAGTGGACTAAACCAAATGTACAGTCTGCTTTAAAATCTTTAAGAGGTGCAAAAACAACAAGTGGTGAAAAGATATTTAATGTTGTTAAAGAAGATGGTGTTTATGAAGTAAAGGCTAATAAAAATAATAAATTAGTTTTTAGTGCTATGATAGGTAGGTTTGATTATTTAGTCACTTTCGACACAAGATTATTTAACCAAAAGTAAATCATAACAGAAACCAATTAGCCCCTTAAATGGGGCTTTTTGGGTATGAAGAATAAAAACAAAATAAGGAGTAGTAAAATGAAGTATATTAAAAACCTAAGCATAAGTGCAGATAATAAACATAACTTTAAAATTTCTAGCGGTGTGGACAAAAGTGATTGGTTTATATTTGACTTAGATTTTATAGTTGTCACTAAAGCTGATACAGTTGGAAAAGGAAAAGGTCTTTCTATTTGTTGGAATGGTATTGGAGGAGTTCAATTAGTAGCTATACAACAAGATGGAATTTATGTAGTTCCTGAATGTCGAGTAAACTTATTAGAAAAAGTTATGAAGGAATACAAAGAGGAAATAAAAGAAGTGGTTAGAGAATACAGTAAAAACCTTAAGAATGTTAATAAGATTGGAAAATTTGGACTTAACATAAAATAACACTAACATAAACCTAAAAGAAAAGAGCCTTGAGAAATCAGGGCTTTTTTTTTACTCTCTCTACTTTCCTTTACTATACTATTCTTTACTATACTCGTGTTTCTGCGTGTAGAAACTATATAAGGGAATTTAAGGATTCATCATATTACCCACTTAAGTACAAACCTTAATGTAGTTTTAGGTATTTTATTAAACCTCCTAAATGATATAAATTAGACCCAACAACAACAAGGAGTATCTTATGCCTAAAGGTAAAGGTTACGGCTTTGGTAAAGCGAAACCAAAGAAGAAACGTAAGATGACTAAAAAAATTGTCAAAAGAAAAAAGTAAGGAAGGAATTGCAATAACTACTGAACTGGTAGGTATTCGCAACCTTAAAACTACTGGTAACTATAGACTAGAATTTGATGTCTTTGAAATTGACTCACATAAAATTGCAGAATTAATAATGAAATTAAACAAGGCATTTATGATGGGTTTAGTGGAGATAGATTAGATGAGTATCAAACAGGAGGAAAACAGGACGCCTAATGGTAGATTTAAAAAAGGTGTAAGTGGTAATCCTGACACAAGGTTTAAGAAAGGTGAGTCGGGAAATCCTAATGGTAGAAGAAACGCCTATACTGATTTAATTAAAGACTTTAGTTTTAAGAAGAGTGGAGATAGGGAAAGAAGAGAAGTCATAGTGTCTAAGTTGTTTTCATTAGCTGAAAGAGGTGACCTAAGAGCCATGCAGTTTATTATTGAAAGACTAGAAGGTAAGGCACTAGAAAGACAAGAGAGGACAACCAAGTCTGAACCTATTCAAGTCATGGTAATAGATGATGATTGAATGGACTGTTAATAGGACTAGGAGAGATATATTAAACGACCCATCTAGGTTTAAGGTTATTGTTGCTGGTCGTAGATGGGGAAAGACTATATTAAGTTTAATGTACTTACTCAAAGACCCTTTTAAACCTGATGAAAGAAGATTTTATGTCACTCCTACATATAGACAAGGTCGCATGATAGTATTCCCTATACTCAGAAGAATGTTTGGGAACTTTACTGGTGCAAAGTTAAATGAAACTGAGATGTCTGTTATCTTTGAGAATGGTGCAGAGTTATCAGTTAAGGGTGCTGATAATGAGAATAATTTAAGAGGTGTTTCATTAACAAAATGTGTGATGGATGAAATGGCTTATATTAAACCTCATGTGTGGGAAGAGATTATCATGCCTATGTTGGCAACCACTAAAGGAGAAGTCTTATTTATTGGGACTCCTAGTGGTTACGATATTATGTATGACCTATACTCTAAAGGTCAATCAGAAGATGACTGGAGTAGTTGGCAGTTTAAAACTATAGATGGTGGGTTTGTACCTAAGGAAGAGATAGAAAGAGCAAAGAGAACAATGGATGAGTCTATATTTAGACAAGAGTTTGAAGGTTCTTTTGAATCAACTGGTAATAGAGCCGCTTGGAACTTTGATAGAGAAACTCATGTAGTACAAGCTAAAGAACTATCTAATAAGTTATGGTGGGGAGTAGACCACAACGTAGATTTCAACACGGCTACATTAGCAACAGAGTATTCAGATGGTACAGTACATTATTTTGATGAGATAAGACTGAAGAATAGTAATACTGAAGAACTTGCTATAGAGATGAAGAAGATTGCACCTAACATTGAGTGTTATCCTGACCCCGCTGGTAGGAATAGGTCTACAACATCTAGAAGAAGTGACCATGATATATTAGCTGAACATGGGTTTATAATAAGAGCAAAGAAGTCTCATCCTAGTCATATAGATAGATTAAATATTTTAAATAGAAAACTTAAAGACGCTGAAGGTAATATAAGTATGACTGTTGACCCATCATGTGTTCATTTAATTAAAGACCTAGAACAATGTCAAAGAGATAGAAGAGGTGGACTAGATAAGTCAGATATGAACCTAACTCACGCTTTAGATGCTTGTTCTTATGGTTTGGCATATAAGTTTCCTATCAGAAAAGCTTTTGTAACAACTAGGAGTTGGTAATAATAATAAAAGTTGGGGAGAACTAACAAATAAAGAGGAATATGGAAGATGTATAATTTTGGAAGAAGTGTAAATAGAGTGGTCATCCCTGAACTCTCTGAAATGGTAGTTATGCAGAGTGTTATTAATGCTCATGAAAACTATATTGATAATGAAGATACATATATACTAGAGAGTTTAGACTTTTATTACAATCAGAACCTAGACACACACCTAGAACAATGGTTTGCATCTGAGAGTCTTAGTCAAGTTCCTCCTTACATTACCTCTTGTGTTCCTCGTTTTGCTCGTGCTAGGATGATGTTATACAAAGAACCTCCTAAAAGATTTATAGGTGGTGAAAGAAATGAAATGTATGATGACATATCTTTTAAATTAGACTCTAAGACTAAGGAATTTGCTGAGTTATCTTGGTTACTAGGACATTGTTGGATGAAGTCTAAGTACAATGAAAGAAAACAGAGACTAGAGTATGAAGTTCTCCCAATGGTACAGGAGTATTATCACACTTCAGATAGTGAACCTTATGGGTATTCATATGAAATAGAAAGTCATGACAATCATAAAAGGTTTGTTTTTTGGTCTGAGGAAAGAGATGGTGTCCAAGGTATGCACTTTGAGTTCAATCAAAAAGGTGAAAGATTTGCTATGTCTGAAGACATGATAAACCCTTATAAAATTAACCCTATCAGTAGAGTTGAGTTCTCTTCTAGTTCTTACGATGTCACTAGAGTTTCTTTACATTTAGCAATAGCCATGACTGAGGTAGCCCTAGGAATAAGGTCAAAGTTAGGACAACCAGTATTTACAGGAATTGATGAAGGTCAATCAAGGTTAAAAGCTGGAATAGATAATGCAATTATAATTCCTGAAGGTGCAACCTTTGATTACAAGTCTCCAAGTGGCAGTCTAACAGAAATGATAGAAGGTGTAAAAGCTATGGCTAATCAAGTAGCTGAAAACAATCAGTTAAGAATTAGATGGGGTGAGTCAGGTGGTAATGTACCTAGTGGAGAAGCATTAAGGATTATGGAGATTGAAAACCTTGAATCTAGAAAGTCAGATGAAGGAGTTTTTAGAGAGTGGGAACATTCAAGATATGAAATAGACAGAAGGATTTTAGAAACACATAATGTAATTAATTTATCTGAAGACTATGCAGTTGACTTTGGGGAGGTCAGTTTTCCAATGTCACCACAAGAAGAAAGAAACTGGTTAGACTGGAAGATTAAGAACAACATAATGACTCAGAAAGACTTACTATTATACTTTAATCCTGACATGACTGATTCTGAGTTAGATGAAAAGTTAGGAGAAGTAAGAGAAGAACAAAGAGCAACAGTAGAAGCTACACAACCTACACAACCAACATTTGAGGGATTGAGGAAACTTGGCACAATTAATTCGTAAGTATATGGAAGACCTAGACAAGTTAGAATCTGTAATAGAAGAAAACGCTGATAATCTACTAGGTGCTATTGATTTAGATGAGATGTTAAAAGACCCTGAAGGTTATTTACTTTCATTAGGTGATGCTTTTCTTAAAGAACACATAGATGAAATAGAGAAAGCTGGTCAATTAGGTACTAAGTTTGCAAATAAGATTATAGAAGAGTCATGAAACCTAAAATAGAGATGAACTTTGACCTTAAAAAATTAAGGTTAGACCTCACTAAAGAACTTAATGACGCTGGTAGGATAGTAAGACAAGACCATTTCCAAAGACTAGAAAGAGGTATGGGTGTCAATGGTAGGATGCAGAAACTAAAAGACTCTACCATTAAGAGAAAAGGTCATGACCAAATATTAGTAGATACTGGTAAGATGAGAAACCTTATTCTAAATAAAGCAAACAAACTAAAGCAACTTGTAACACTACATCCTGGCAAGAAACAAAAAAGAAAGGGTGGTGTTACTAATGCAGATATAGGTTCATTTCATCAGCAAGGAAATCCCTCAAATAATTTACCTAAAAGAGAATGGTTTGGTATTACTAAAAACGCTCAGTTAAGAGCAATTAAAATGATAGAACTAAAGATTGATAAGATAATAAGAAATGTCTGAACCTCAAGACCTACTCATAACTATGTCTGCTCTACTTAGTAATTCTGTTGCTAAGTCTACAATAACCCTAGAGGAATCTATATCTCAAATGAAGTTAAGTGGGATGGATGTCAATCAAATTAAATCAGTCTTAATGAATGACCTTAATAATGGTGGTAGGATATTCGGTTCATATAGAAACGCTATTAAGATGACAACTAAAAATGGTGTAGGATATAACTCTAATATTGCAAGTCAGAAGGTTTATCAAGATTCATCAGTAGAAGAGTTTCAATGGGTTGGTATATCTGACAAAAGAGTTTGTGAGGATTGTGAGGACAGACATGGACAGACTGGAACTATGGAATATTTCAGAACTGTTGGACTTCCTCGTTCAGGGTTTTCTATATGTCAGACTAATTGCAGATGTCAGTTAGTACCTATGAACTATAAAGGTGAGAACATTGAAGAACCTATAATCACTAAAAAACCTGAATCAATTACATCTTTAAAAATGGCTGGTAAACATACTAGCATCAAAGATTCTGAAGAGTGGTTAAAATCAAATCTAAAAGCAAAAGATATTAGGCTCTCAGGAATAGATTTAGATTCTAGAAATAGACTAAACAAATTATTTAAAAAACATATTGAAAGTGGGGCAAATTTTAAATATGAAATAATTAGGTCTTATAATTCTAAAAGTAATGTAGTTGCTAGGTCAGGAACAAAAGAATTAATGTTAAATAAGTATCACTTAAAAGATATTAAAAAATATGAAAAAAATGCTAAAGATTGGGTTGCTAGTGGGTGGTGGCATAATGGAGGAGATACTTTTGAATCAATAATGAGCCATGAGTTTGGTCATGGTCTTCATATTAGACATATCTATGCAAGTGGTAGAGGGGTTAGGATAAATACAGAAAT